CGATACAGATACTTAGAGGTCTGCGCTACATTGATAAGCGTTATGGAACACCTTGTAAGGCTCAACGCTTTGCTCTCAAACACAAACACTACTAAGGAGGGTGAGGGTGTTTAGATACTGGCTAAACTTAGGGATTAAAATGGGCTGGATTAGTAAGCCATACTGTATGACCCACGATGGCAACTATGAGTTTATGACAGAGGAAGAACGCGAGGAGTGGGATAATGGTGGAGATCCTTGCCACGTAGCAATTTCTATACTAAATTAAAGGACAGCTAAGGGTTATTTATCCTTTCACTTAGCGTAGGAAACCCCGCAGATAAAGAGTGCTAACTGCGGGGTTTTTTATTTATCAGTTGAATAGAAGCCTGGTCCCCTGAAAGAGAGAGGGGGTGAGGACCAGACCCTATTCATTGCTTTGCCGCAGTCAGCGCAGGAGGGAGCACTTTCTTTGGCGTGGATAGAACGCTCAACTGAAAGGGTAGCTGAGCAGTTCAGACACTTATAGTGGTAGAGCATAGTCTAGGTGGAGGAAGCCCACAAGTTTCATAGTCTTTCTGGTATCAACAAACTCTGTGGTAATTGGCATCCACTTCTCAGACCAACTTGGCTCTGGAACTCTTGATAAATCAAAGGCATAGATACCCTCTGGCGTGGAGTTAATGTAGTAAGGAACCATACTTCCTGCTTGGCTGATAAGCCTGCGATATTTCTTCTGTTCTATCAGCAAATCTGGGTAATGTGTATGCCTACACTTAAGTTCAATGTATAAGTTCTTTTCAATAGTAGTGCAGTCGAAGTGGTCGAAAGTCCCTTCAGATTTCTCAAGGTCGGGGAAGTGTTTGTCTTTTAGATAATCGAAGAGCTCGGCTTCTATCACTGGTAAGGACTCTCCCCACCCAAGTTATTCTGCAACTTACGCAGAGAACTCTGACATCTACGATCAGCAGTAGATACAGCGCAACCTAGATACTCTGCCATAGCCTCAAGGGTGAGGCTCTCGTGGTATCTCTTGATAAGAATATCTTTATCTGTTATCTCTAACTTTAGATAAGCCTTCTTTATATCTATCAGGGTAGCAAGTAGGTTGCCACCTTCTGCTGGTGCTGACTGTTTGCGTGGCTGACCATCGTTAATGAGGTTCTGTGCCTGTTCTAAGACTGTATTATCTATCACTGAGGCAATTACGTGAGGCAGTAGTTGGGCTATCATTGCTGAGTCATAGAAGGCTTCATCTCCTATGCGATAGCCTGACTTAGCTGCCTTCTCTTTGCGAGCATAGCGCTCACAGTGGCGCTTCATCTGCCAAGCAATACGCTTCTCGTTGATTACCTTTTGGATAGGATTAGTTTCATTTAATAGTCCATCTAGATGTTCTACTCTTGTTAGATACCAGGCGTAGCATTCCTGCTTTACATCATCTTTATCTACATAGTTGCGAAACCTACGACAGATAGAGTTGGCTACGCTGGGAGCTATATCAAGGATAACTGGGTGGATATCAGTCATTATCTACTTCAGGCCAAGTCTTATCAAGGACCATCATTGCAATAGCAGAGTAGTTAAGTAGATCTAAGAAACTGTCTCGAAGTGACTCGTTGCTGGGAGAGACCTCACTATCAACGAGGTGATTGATTCTAGCCACCTTATCGTGCATACGCACTCGTAATCCGTTGAGTGCTCCACCTGGACTGTGAGAGATGTTCTTTGGACCATAATCTTTATGTTTGCGGATGAGCAGATTACCTGCTGTGTCAAGGATTCGCCAGACATTAGCAACGAACTCCGAATCTAATCTCTTGTCGGAATTGGCTTGACTGTAATCGTACCATTCTTGAAGTCTATGGAGACTATTACCATCCCCAATTCCTTCAGATACTCTGCCATCTGCGTCAATTCCTTCTTTGTAGTCACTCATCTAACTCCTCCTACTAGGTTGGTTATAGCTTCTTTTCCATTCACCAGATAAAAGTCTGTAATGTCCATACCTGGTGGTAATTGTACTATTTGTGAGTTAATCAACTCACCTGCGACACGCCTAGAGAACTCAGCTCCAGGGTTAGTCCCATCTTCTTTAACATCATTATCACCGATTACATAAACCATATCAAAACCATTGAATAACTTTGAATAATAAGGCTTCCAAGCAGTAACTCCAGGCACTCCTACTGCTGGCACTTGGCAGTTAGCCTCCATAACTATCGCATCAAACTCACCCTCACATACAACTACTTTGCTGGTGCTAGACATAGTTGCAATGACATTAAACAGGTGTGACTTCTGACCAATAGGCGCTCCATACTTAGGCTTGCCATCATCTAATCTTCTAAACTTAAAGCCAACACAGATATCTAAAGCAGTGAAGTAAGGTATAGATATCCAACCTTCATAGCCTTGGTGTCCCTCTATCGGATCTGTAATAGAACCAAGACGATACCTAGCTGCTACCTCCTCAGATATTCCACGTCCTTCTAGATATTGCAGAGCTTCTGGGCTTATCTCCTGTGCGTAATGATGAGCCGCTTCCTCCAACAATTTCGCCTGCCCTTGCGAGAGCATCTTTGAACCCCACATTCTCTAGTTCCATAATTACATTAACAGCGTTGCCACCCTTGCCACAGGTATGACAGAAATACAAATTGTTATAGGTATCAATGACTGCGCTCTTGCGAGCATCATCGTGCATACAACAACGAACAGATATATTGCGACCTTCTTTTACTTCTCCTCCAAAGTGTCTAACTATATCTGCTATGGAGATTGCGTTTGCATCAGAGTCGGACTTTGACCTTTTCTTACGACCCACCCTGGTCCAGTCTTGTGTTGGCAAACGCAGTCTCCTTTACAGTATCCGTGCATCTCTTCAGCTTTATCATACTGGCCTAGTAAGTTGAACTTGCCAGCCACCTTACAGTCTGCACACATCATTCTTGTTCTTTTTCCTCTACTTCAGTTGGTTCATCTGGTATCTGTACATCTTCAGGTTCTTTCTGTACTTCTGGTGTAGCAAATATCTCGCTACTCGTTATCTTTCCTTGTGGTACTGGCATTTTCTACCCATTTCTCTAAGTTTTGTATTACCCAAGCATCTTCTATGCTACCTCTACGCCTCTTAACTATAACGAAGGCGGGAGGCTCAACCACAAGACCCCGCGCCTTCGCATAGTTGGCTGCCTCAGCCTGGGCTTCTGCCCAGAACTGCGGAAGATCTAATGACTTTCTATTCTTACATTCCAGAATATAGGTCTGACCTGCGATTATCGTGACAATATCACCTTCGTCATTGGCTCCAGCCTTGGCTAATCTCTCAGCAAAGTAACCTAGTTTGCGTAGATATTTCATAACATCTGTCTCAAACTTTGAACCCTTAGCCTTGTTATAGCTAGACATAGTTGCTCGCATTAGAATTAAGAACAGCCCTGCCATAGGCATCAGAGTCAGATATCTGGCAGGTAGCAAAGTTCACAAAGAGCCCTACATAATCCTTACCATCTGCTTGATGCTTACCAAAACGATTCTTTACTGGTGCAACTCTAAGAGTATTTTCTATTGGAGAATAACCAAGAGTAAGTATCATCGCAGGTAACTGACTCACTTTTCCGTGGATAGCACGGCGAGCTGAAGGTTCAGTTGGATTACCATACTCACTCTGTTCTGATACGTGGTGCAGTACTAACACACAGGCTTCAGTCTTCCTAGACATATCGTGCAACTCAACCATAATCTGGCGCAGTCCTGCCCATTCATTATCAGATTCAGCAACAACATTCATTAAGTTATCTATTACGATCAGCTCTGGAGCTAACCCATATAGTTCTATGTAGGCCTTGATTTCCATTTCTATATCATCAAGATTAGGACTGGAGTCAAAGACCCATTGTATATGCGACATACTCTCCAAGTACTTATCATAGTAACGAGGATTCTCAGTAATCATTTTCTCAACTGTCTGTTGAGTATGACCTGCTGTATGTGCAGATGCTCGCATCATTACTGTTGCGGTATCTGTATCTGCCGAGAAGAATAAAGTAGGAACCTTAGCTTTGATAGCATAGACCAGAGCAAACATAGATTTACCAGCATTAGGTGCAGCAGCAACCATACATACCTGCCCTCGTCTAAACTTTATATCTTTTGTTTCAAGGTCTTTCCATACCGTAGGCAGTGGTTGCGCTGTTGTACGAGTAGACCGCCAAGCGCGATCTAATCTAAGCACCTTTTGCCTCTTTCGGTAAAGTTATGTTCCTATTTCTTCTAGCTTTTTTGAGGTCTGCCCCTGTGAGGCCACCCCATATTCCAAATCGTTCGTTTTGTATACCCCATTCAGCGCATTCGGATTTATGGATACACCTTCCACAGATAGTTTTTGCAAAACTTGTATGGTAACGAGAACTGCTGTTCTTACCAACAACTTCTGGGAACCAGTGGTCTCCTCCAACTTGAGCACATAGCGGAGCCTCGTATTCACGTGGCTCTCGCATCGCACTAGGCCCAAATCGTAGCCGCTTGTTGATCCTTTGGTATCTTAGCGCCAGTCCAATTAGGACCAGCAGCAGGGTCAAACCAACCCTTATATGGTTTACCAGTAGATTGTGCTTTACCGTGCTTTAGAACCATCTTACAGCG